TTTAAAAGAACTTCTCCAGCACGCGTTTTATCACCACGGATAAATGCCGACCGAACTGTCGATCTTTGAAATGTCCCCAAACCAAGATTAAAGCTAAAGCTGACAAGAGCGTCAAACTCAGACTGTGTTGGTTGCAAAGTACCCAACAAACGAAGTACTCCCAGCTCGAAGCGTTGTAAGTCGTATTTAAGTAATCCATCTACCTCTTCTTTCGTCCAATTTCTATTATCTTCTGGTTTTAAATCAAACTTAGCTCTATCAGCTAAATTCATTACTAGTTGTCTAGGATATAGTGCATGTCCACAGCCGACCGTCCATACATTCCCACTGCACATATATGGCTTATACCGAACCCCCTCGAAATACTTGATGAGGTGTATCCCTGTGTCTGATGTTTTCACTATTTTTTATCCCATCTCCTACTACCAAACCAGAACCCTATAATACTTGCAAAGATTGCCATCTCTTCGTTACTAAAAACTATATCCATCGCAGTAGCAAAATCTACGCCTGACTTCATAGCCCATATCAAACCTACTACATCCACAAATAAAAGAACAAAAAGCATAAGATAGGTGATAACGGGGCGAACACTAGCACGGAGATTAATAACCCAAGGAGACGCGCCTTCCGCGAGTTTTTCATCATGCTTATAAAGGGCAAGTCTTTCTTGTGCATAGGTTTCCATCTCGACTTGGTCCGTTCGGAACTCTTCGATGCGTTCTTGAGACGCATAGCCAGCCTTAGCCATTTCCATAGTTCTTTCCATTTCCAGTCTTGCCATCGCTTGTTCATGTTTTTGGTCACCTTTATTTTTAAAATAATCTAATACACTTGGTAAACCTGACGTTGCGAAACCTAATATACCTGAAATAATACTTAACATTTATACTCCTTATTTAGCTAATGGGTTAGTTGTAGCTTTTTGTAATGCCTTCATTTTATCATTAACGCCGTCTATTTGCGACTTCACTTCACTTCTAATACTAGACAACGCCGCATCTACTTCGCGTGATGTGCCTGAACTTACTGCCTTTGCTTCACGGGCTAGAGCTATAGCCTCACTTGCTTTTTCTTGTAATCTAATATTAGTTTGCATCAGCTCAACATATCTCTCACGTTGGTCATTTAACTGTTCTTCTAGCATAACTACCTTGGTGTAATCAAACTTATTAATCACCGAAAGCATCTTGTTGTAGAGGGTTATCCCGTAATAAGCTCCTCCACCTATAATCGGCAAGGCTGTTAAGACCAGAGTTAACATCGTCCGGGAAGATAAAGTCAAGGAGAATGTTTTGTTGTTGTCCATATTCTTGTTCCTGTATAAGAGTTAAAACATCGTTTAACTGTATTTCTTGCAGCTGAATGCCGTTATTTAAAACATCCAGTGACATGGTAATACCAAACCCTGGAACTAATTCTTTGCCTTTTGGTACGTCAGGCGCTTGCTCCGTTTCTTCCTCGTCCTTCTCTTCTTCGCTTTGCTTTGATTCTTGCTGCGATTGCGTCTCTTCTGAGCTGTTCGTATTTACTTCTTTTTTTGTTTCTTGCTTCGGTTGGGTCTCTGTAGACTCCTCCTTCGATGGCACTAAATCCGGCATCACAGTCGTTAAGGTCTGGGCATTCTCCGGTGCAGTTACATTGTCTATTGCTGGTGGTTGTACACTGGTGGAGACTGGGTTTGCTGGGTCTGTTGAAGAACCATCCGAAGTTGCTTGGGGAATAGTCGTTGATAACGGCGATGTTGGGCTCGTTACGCTTAGGTTGCAGTTTCTGTTTGATTCTACCCAGTCTGTCCACTGTCCTTGTCCATAAGGGTCTGAACATTGATAACTTCTGACCTGAGTTATTGTTCCCTCGTAACCTGAATCGCATGCTATTTCCCTTGTCTCTGCAGTATCAATACAAGTCGCTGGTGCTGGGCTACAATTTTCTGAAGTAGTGACCCAAGCGCCGTATGTATTGGTTTGACAATAATAATCCCTAACTTGGTTAACCACACCAACAGTGTTAGGCTCAGTACATGCAAGTGTTCTATACTCCACTGAATCACTACATGCATTAGCTGTTTGGTATATTGAACAATAAGGGTCACTAGGGTTGTGCCATACGCAATAATGGTCTTCCAAAGCCACGCTAACTTCAATGTCAGTGCAGACCATAGACCCTTCAAGATACCACCCACTTTCGTCTTGATCGTAGTAACAATACCATGTATATCCATAATTACTCCACGTCGTCAGGATTATAAGGGTAAGTAATAGCTTCTTCATCCTTTACCTCAGGCTTTTTAACCTCATAGTCCTGACCATATAGTTTCTTAAATCGTGCTGGTTCTAATTCCCACCACGCCAATCTTGCTGCATCACCTACTGAACCACCAACAGGGCAGGGGCTGCCCGACATTTCCATAGCATCCCAGACATCTGGGTTTTTACAGAGCAACGACACTGCTGCTACCTTGAGGCCCATGTCATGTAAAGCCTTCGCGTTCTTTAGTCTCACACAGTTATCGTCTGTCATAACAGTCCCCCCTGAAATCGCGAAGACACCTGTGTTAGCTCCACCGCTAACAGGTACAGCACATACATCTTGTGAAAATGCAGACATGGACGGTGCCATGGCTGAAGGGACAGGTTGGCCTTGATATTTTATGGTGGTCGTTCCACCAGCGAAAGCATACTCTGTTACGAGTAAAGCAAAAGCAACGCCCAAAGCGACGCTAAGATACCAAATAAAATCTTTCAACTAATTGCCCCAAAAGTATTGACTTATAGGCAATATTATACATTATTTTTATAAATTATAACTATCCTTACGTGGTATTGGTAGGGATTTGCATTCTAATCCATGAACAAAATATAGTAGTGTTAAACGATCAGAATTATATTTAGGGACCCCATGCCATTGTTTTCCATAAAACATAAACAATCTATTGTATACATTATCAACTTTTAATACTTCTTCAAACTGACTATTCCATGTATGTCTAGCTATTTCATCTTCGTCGCTACTATATTTATTTTTAAATGATCTAAGTCTTATAGTATCATCATGTAATAATCTATTATTTTTTAACTTATATAAAGAGGTTCCTTCACAAGCGAGTGATTCAGGTGATAAATAAATAATACATGTAATTAAGCTATGGTCATCTCTATGGATCCAACCACCTTTGTAGTCTTTAGATATTTTTTGAAAATGAAGATTAGTGGTCCATTTTATAGCTTGATCTTGTAAATCTATAATCAAACTTAATATTTTTTCTTGTATTTGTTGAGCAATTGAATCTGGCACTTTAGCTCTTTGTCCTGGGTAGTTTTGATTATCAATATTATAATCTAGTGATAATGCTATATCTCTAATCTTATCGGGGTTTGAGAAAAAATTATCTACTATAATATTAGGTATCACTAAAATTCTACCCAGCCTGTAATAATATATTTGTCTCCACCAATAGGTGGGTTACCACGATGTGTATGAGTAAAAGCCGCAGGGAAGATTACTACATCACCTTTACTTGGTTTATATCTGTAATGCTGATAAAGAAACTCAGTTTCACCAGCTTCAAAATCATCATTAAGATATACAGTCCAAGCTAATACTCTGTTAGAATTTTCTCTACTTGTGTTTTCTGCGTGCCAAAGATGGTAACCTTGACCTGGCTGAGTTTTTTGTATTTTAATTGTGTAAATCTTATGTTCAGAACAGGTAGACAATATATTGTATTTTTCTGCATATTGTTTATAACATTCACCCCAAAATACACTATTAAACTCAACCATAAACTCTTTTTGTGTGTGGTGCATTGGGAATGATGGGATATAAGTAGCTAAGTCTTCTTTTTCCGTTTTAGGAGAGCCATCATGATCTTGACGATTTAAAGTCATACCCCCTTCTTCTGCATTTTTAAAATACTGTATTAAACTGTCACAAAATTTATTATTAAAAACGCTTTTATAAACTTCTATAAAATTATCCATTATTATCCTTATTTAAAATATGGTCCGATTATCCATGTTACACAGCTATATCTCACCCCTTTGATTACAGGTTCAACACCGTGTACCATATAACTAGGGAATACTAATACTGTTCCTTTCTTTTGTGGAGGATAATAGGGTGTCCCAGTTGCATTTAAGAAAAACTTACCTCCTTCAAAGTCATCGTTAAGAAAAGCTAATGCGGTTAATTTTCTAACTTCTCCTCGTTGATGAAATGTATCTACGTGAGGGTTATAATGCCCCTCTGGTTTATATATTAAAAACTCAGTTTGATTAGAATGAGTAATATCATACTGCCACCAATAATGATTAGCATTTAATCCAGTTGCTGTTAGTGCAGATCCTATGCCTTGATTCTGAGGTAATAACACTCGTTCTGTATCACGAATATCTTTATTAACATTGTTTGCATTGCCTATATAAGGTTGTTCTTTAGTTATTGAGTCTTGTGAATAAGTTTTAATTAAATTTTCACAAAAGCTATCAGATAAATGATTTTCAAAAACAGCGCAATCAGTTAAAGTTTTTGGTTGTTGAGTTTGTTGATTATTTGCTGGTTTGGGTATACCTAACTGTTCTCGTTTATCATACTTCCATTCAGCATGTGGTCCATCTGCATCGACATAGTGTAAAAAGACTTGTGCTTGCCACTCACCTTCAAACTTTTCACGCCAGTGTAGTTTATCCATACCTCTATATAAAACAGCTTCTCCAATATTTAAATATATTTCAGATATATTTTTAGCTTTAACTCCCTTGTATTCATTATCACCTTCTGAGTTATAAGGTTCTGCTTCACTATCTTTGTCTGTTGGGTCAGCCATAAATATAGGCCATTGTTTACCAGACCATCCTAGTGTGAGTGTTGCTGAGATTTCGCATGAGGGCCTATCAGAATGAATCTTTAGTTCTTCGCCTGGCTCATAAAGCCTTGCATAAGAATATGTTGGATAAAGACGCTTCCCTGATGCTTTTTCAAAGTGTGGAAGTAAATCTTCTAGTAGTTTATCAAAGGTAGGATTACCGTGAATAGCATGAGATTTTGGACATTGAGGGTCGTGTGTTGTTTGACCCTCTGCTACTAATTTTTTTAAAATTTGAGTTAGTTCTCTACAGTTATCATCATCTAAGAAGTTTTTTAAGTGAACATAACCGTTTTTTTCAAACCACTTTATTGATTCTTGCATTCATGTGCTTTCAAAATTATATAACTTTTTTATTATACAACTATTTTTATTTTATGCAATCGTCATTAAGGTTTTGTTGGATAAGTTACATTATCAGGAAACCCTTCTTGCTGAGGTAAATCTCTTAAAGCCTGACGATAAGTTGCCTGTTCAGCCGTCATAGTATGATCTGATAAACCCCACCAATCTGTAGCTGCAAGAAGTTCATTTCTAAATGTTCTAACATCCGCTGCTTTTTGTTCAGCTTCGGTTGCTTCCGTCTTACCAACAATAGCACCGTTTGAAACTGTGTCGCCAATGGCAGCATGGTCACCTAAATTTACCGCTCCTAATTCAGTAGCAGTTGCTTCGTCAGTTAGTTCGATAATATTTGTAACTACGTTATTTTCTACTATACAATATTTCATTATGTTGGACTCCATTCTATTACAACTACTGAACCAAGAACACCAGGCGCTGCAGTATTAGTAGGATTACTTTGTCTATTTGCACTACCACCTGTTCCAGTATTACCAAAAAATGGAGAAGCTACAATATTTGATATACTATCACCATATACTGTATTACCATCTCTTCCATTTCCACCAGTACCTCCACCTGTTCCATAAGTTGTGTTTGTTCCGCTACCAGGCGCACCTTGATAACCATTAGCAGTAAAAGAACCTAATCCCGGAGTATTAACTGTACCGCTGCCACCAGCTCCACCAACACCAGCTGTAGTTCCGCCTGACCCACCATTGGCGCTAATAATACTACCAAACGAAGATGCTCCACCAGCAACACCATTAGTTGCTGGATTATTTGTACCTGCTGGCATTGGAGTACCACCGCCTGAGCCTACCACAATAGGAGCTGTATTTCCTGTATCTGTTATAGAAAATGTTCCGCCTGCGGCTCCTCCGCCGCCTCCACCGCCAAGTGGAGCAGGGGCTGGTAAAGCATTACCAATAGAAGCACCACTTCCGCCGCCACCCATGCAAAGAACAGTAACATATTCTGTAGTTGGAGATTTAGTCCAAGTATCGCTTCCCGCAAATCTAGTAACTTTTGTTATAACTTGTCCACCAGCAGCATCAGCCCACGATATAGACCCGTCACCACCAGATGATAATACTTGACCGCTTGTGCCATCAGCCCCAACTATTTTAGGAGCTGTAACGGCTGAATCTTGTATGTCAGCTGTTTCTATGGTACTTGGCTGTACCTTATCTATCCCTGTATCGCCACTGATATTTGTTGCCATAACTTATTCCTTATATTGCTGTTTTAGACCAAGTTTCTGTATCCCAGTCCCATACATATCTTTCTGTTGGGTTACCTTCGGCATCAACAGCTAACTCACCTGCTGTTGCTACAGCATCAACTCCTTCAGGCATTTTTTTAAATGTTGAAGTTGCTGGATCCCACCAATTTTTATCCATTGCAACTGTGTCATCACAGTCTTTCCATTCAAGGTTAGAATGTGTTTCAAAAGTATTAGCAGCATCTACCACCTCTAATACTCTGTATCCTGCATTATCTTTACCTCTCGGCTCGATAGTGCTTACTAATGCTTTTTTAGCCATTTGTTTACTCCTAAGTTAAAAATTAATATTCTACTATTACTACACCTGCTCCACCTGCACCACCACTCGCAGGAGTCTTTCCAGGAGCTTTAGTTGCACCTCCACCGCCTGAGCCATATTGACCTGCTCCACCTGCTTGATTAGTAGGAGCTTGACCTTGCCAATTATAGCCATATCCTCCACCTGCTAAATAAGAAGAACCTCCATGACCTGCATATTGTGCATTTGTATTACTTCTTTCTGCATAAAGTCCTGCAGATCCCGTTATATTTAAATTACCACCTGTAGCATTACCGCCTTTAGATGAGTTTGCAGGGCTGTTTAGATTAGCTCCACCACCAATTCCACCTGTAGCTGAACAATACGAACCAAAGCTAGATGTACCTCCAGTTCCACCAACAGAGTTATACGAATTAGAACCTGCTCCACCAGCTCCACGAGTAACTGCAACATTAGTAGCTGTTGGTAAAGAAATAACTTCAATAGCTGTTCCTCCTGCTCCTCCACCATGAGCAGAAACTGCTTGAGGGTTTACAGGATACTGAGCTGCTCCACCGCCTCCACCACCTGCAACTACAGTAACTTTAACTTTTTGAACATTTCCTGGATTTGTCCATGTACCAGGAGTATTAAAGACCTCTATATTAGAAAAGCCTCCTGCAATACCTGTCAAAGATGATCCGTCACCAGAGAAAGATGATGCAGTAACTGTGCCTGTTGGTGTAGAGATATTGCCTGATGCTGTAATAGCTCCGCCTGCTGAGATGTCATTTGTTACAGCTAAGTCACCTGAGCCGTCTTGTATAGCCAAAGTTCCACTTGATGCCGGTATCGTAATTGTATTCGTACCCGCAGTTGCTGGGACATTAAGGGTTATCTCACCACTTGTATCGCCTTTTATTGTTATTCCTGCCATAACTTATTCCTTAATTATTAATATTCTACAATTACTATGCCAGCAGCGCCTGAACCACCTGCAATGTTTTGGATATAACCTCCTCCACCGCCACCATATGAATTACCTGGTTGAGCTGGAGTGCTAGTTGGGTTATTGCCTCCTCGACCACCACCGCCTAGATAGGAACTACCACCAGGTCTTGAGTGTTCAAAGCCTTGAGGACTTCCATTACTTCCATCACTACCAGTCATATTTACATTACCGCCAGAGCCTGAGCCACCTAAACCACCAGCACCTTGTCGTACTCCTCCAGCTCCACCAGTAGCTGAACAATATGCACCGAATGAAGATGTGCCTCCTGTCGAGCCATTAGAGTTAGCGCCGTTGACAGCACCTCCAGGACCGACAGTTACAGGAACATTAGTTCCACTTGGAAATGGAATAATTTCAATTGCAGCACCGCCACCGCCACCGCCTGATCCAGTTCCACCGCCAAATGATGGACCATCTCCGCCAGCTCCACCGCCACCGCCTTGTACGGTAACTTTGACTTTAGTAACATTACCTGGGTTGGTCCAAGTACCTGGACTTGTAAATACATCCATATTACCAAAACCACCAGCAATCCCTGTTAATGAAGAACCATCTCCACTAAAGCTAGAAGCGGTTACAGTACCTGATGGGGTTGAGATATTACCTGTTGCACTCAAAGCGCCTGTTACAGCAACACCTGGTGCAGTTACGGCTACTACCGTAGAGCCATCACTCTGTACGCTAACATTACCCGAAGTATCTGAGGTTAACTGTAAACCCGTTGTGGTATCTGCATTAATATTACTAGCCATAATTTATTCCTATAAAATAACCCAGCGTTGTCCGCTTGGAATAGTTACTGTAACGCCTGAATTGATTGTGATCGGCCCTACACTCATTGCATTCTTGCCTGTAGACAACGTATAGTTTGTTGTCACTGTTAATTCGTTTTCTTGGAAGACTTGGTCACCACCTCCACCTGTGGCACCTCCACCAATACTTCCCCAAGTAGTAGTATACCCTTCAAATGACCCTGTGTCACTATTATACCTTATCATCCCAGTTTGTGGAGCACCTGGTCGTTGTGCAGTTGTACCGTTTGGTAATCTCACACTTGCTGTGCTTGAGAAGGTTAAAGTTGCTGGTGTTGTTAGTGTTCCACCAGATATTGTGATTCCTGTAAATGTACCTGCCGCTGCCGCTGTAGCACCGATTTCTGGAGGAGATGCAAATAATGCATTAAAACCTGCTCCTGAAACTGTGCCAGATGCGGTTAAATCGGTAAAGGTAGCTGCTGCTGCAGAACTAGCACCAATAGTAGTACCATCTATGTTTCCTCCGTTAATATCTGCACTTGATGTAGATAGCGAAGCTAAATCTGTAATAACATCAACTACGTTGGTTGCGTCGTTATAAACTAATGTGCTTTTACCAGCTGGAACGGCTACACCTGTACCTGCGGTATTTTTAACAGTAACTGTGTCAGCAAGCCCGTTATTAATAATATAGAACTTCTCAATAGTAGGAACAATTAAGTTTCTAGCTCCACCTGATGTACCTGTTAAATTAAGTCTTAAATTACGGAATGACTGAGTAGCATTAGAATCAGTGGCTGTTAAAGTAACATCTGCACTTGAAAAACTAACGTCAGCAGAGCCAGTAATAGCTTCTTCTATTGCCGTACCTAAATTGGTATTGGTCGTAGCGCCCCATGTACCTGACTGGTCACCGGTGCCAATTAACTCAATTTTTAAATCTGAATATGTACTTGCCATAATTTATCCTTGATTTTATGCTATTTTAACTCGATTGTCCTTCCATTGGAATACTTGTAGCATGTACTTTAGTATGACGTTTTTCGTTCCAAGCTTCACCACAATCGGAACACGTACCTGAATTATATTCTTCAGCGTCTACTTTCATACCACAATTTGAACATTCAAGTTCTACTTCATAAGCACATTCTACTGTGCCATCTACTTTTTTAGTTGCATCTATTTTTATCATGCTGCTATCCTTGTCCAATTTGGATTTTGTGTTGTATCTATTAAGCCCCAAACTAAGGTGAAGTCTGGTGTTAGCACCTCTCCTTCTACGCCTGTTACATTAACAGTAACACCTGATCCTTCTATTATAGTTACATTTCCTAAACCACTACGTAGTCTTGGTGTAACCACTACATAAACATTTGCATCGGCTGTAACACTTGCACTTCCTAGTCCAGTTGTACCCGCATTACCTGTTACATTAACACTTACACCTGTACCTTCTATGACTGTTACAGAACCTGTTGCACTTGTACCTACTTCGCCTGTTACTGGAACATCTATTCCGGAACCTTCTACTACTGTAGCAGTTCCTAACCCCATTGAGCCACTTAGACCAGACACTGTTACATTAGCATCGGCTGTAACATCGGTAATGCCACTTGTTGTTTCATTAACAATAGTAGTGGAACCATTTGTAC